TACAAATAATTGTTGTTCATTATCTGAAAAGGTCGATTTAATCTTATTAATCAACTTACTTTGGTAAGTAACTGATAATTTTGTTACAGGTGAGGATTCAATCAATTCAACAATATTATTCATTGACGTGTCTTTATATTCTCTTCCAATCAAAAGTTGTTGGTGGCTGTCATTGCCGGATTATTTTTTACCACTGTCTCGCAACCACTTCGGTCATCACATCATGGACAAACGCATCAATACCAAAATTGACGAATACCTCCACGAATTCAAAGACGCCATCAAGAACAAAATGTTGGATCTAGGATTTCAAGACACGACCAAAGCCAGTGACTTGGCGGCATTTGTCTATGACTATGAGAAATTGGTCATAGTCAAAGACGACATTCTCAAACAAAAACGCGATGGGAAACCAAACATCCCCGAGCAAAATCGGTGCGTCGCCAAACGCGCAAGTGGTGAGCAGTGCACGCGTCGACGCAAAGACGGCACTGAATTTTGCGGGACACATTGCAAGGGCGTCCCCCACGGTCAAGTTCCTAGCCCCGACGCCTCGTCGATCCAACAAATGGAATTGTTTACCGAAAAGATTCACGGCATTGTGTATTTTTTAGACCACATGGGGCACGTGTACCGCACGGAACAAGTGTTGGAAAACCAACAGAATCCCGATGTGATTGCCACATGGGTCAAGGACGCCGAGGGGCGATATACCATTCCCGAGTTTGGTCTGGTGTAGAACGAACCAAACCACAAACACATCCCCCACTAAGTAAATTTGACTACAATTTTAATCGTCTCCTTCTTGATGCATTTGCACGCCGATTCCGACAATTCCTCGCGCTTTTTCCTCGTCTTGACGTCGTCGCCTACCCCCGGCTCCGCAGGCGGCGTACGCCGCGATCGTGATGTGGTATTGCGCTCATTCATGTCCTCTTCGATTTCGTCGAAATGGGACTGGATATAATCCAATATTTGATGTTCGATGGCCCACTTGAAAAAATTGAGCTGTCCGATGGTGGTTTCAACGAAATTTTCGTCGTCATACGGAATCATCGTGCGCTCCCATCGACAAAAAGGATCAAAACGACGTTTGCTGTACGCCTTGAGCTTCAACTTGTAATCCGTGTACACTTTGAACCTTTGATCGGGATCTGCCATCATGTACCAGACGTAGTACTTTTTAGAAAAATTCGTGACGAACCAGTCAACGATGCGCAAGGAAATGCGCGATTCGCCGTTGATAATATTCATCATCTTGGTCAATCGAACTGGATCGGATTTGAAAAATTCCAAGAGATTGGTCAGGAGCAAGTCATTTTGAGTGTTTAAGAGATCTGCACGATATGACATTGTTTGGCTTCTGTTAAGGTCTATATACAATATCTAGGTCTATACAATTTAAATCATTTTTTCCGAAGAAACGATCGCGAGTTGCTGCTTTTGACGTCGCAGGACGCGCTTCAAGACGTCCTCGCAAAACAAAAATTGAAACGTAACCGTCTCCGTGCCATCTTCCGAGACTTGGCGCACGGTGCGTCGAACAACTTGTTGGGGGACAGCTGCTGCGGCTGCTGCTGCTGCTGCTGCGGGCGGAGGCGGCGCCAAGAGTTTCTTGAGCTTCTTGAGCTCCTTGAGCTCATAGGTCGTCGTATCCTCCTTTGCCTTTTGTTGAAGGTGCTGCATGACGATTTCAACCTTTTCGTCGTAGGTTTCCAACACCACCGCATTCTCCTTCTCCTTGTTTTCGTCATTTTCGTCGCTCGATGACAAGCGTTTTTGCTGATATTTCCAAATGGTATTGCACTTTGAAATGTAACAATGGGACGTCCCGGCGGCGGCGGATACTTCTCCTCGCGAAAATTTTGCGTAAGGATTGGAATCCATGACCCCTAACGAAGACAACACGTTGGAAGAAATGGTCGCAACCTTGCAAACTTTATCAATCAAGGACGCACGGACATGACGTTTTGAATCTGCGTTATTCAGCACATGCTGAATTTCCGACTCGGGTACTTCCAAACAGTGTCTCAACACATGGAGTGCATAACCTTTTGTCATCGCGCGCAAGTCATACTTTTCTTGGCGACGGCGTTGTTGATCAGGTTTGAAACGTACAAAGGTGAATTTATCCTTCGCGCCAGAATCAATCGCCAAGACCCCCTTGTTGTCAGGTTCCACATGAGTCTCAAAAAAGGTAGACGTTATGTTCCACGGAGCACGTTGCAGTTGATCCAGAATAAACCGACCGGTTGCGATACTTTGATCAAGTTGAACGATTTCATGAGCCAAACACTTGATCAAAATGGACGCGGGTTTGTCTGCTGCGGAGGAGGATGCAGATGCTGCGGATGCTGCCCTTTTGCATAGAGTGATGGCGCGTTTTTCTATGAACTGGCGCAATTTCCGCTTTTGAGATAACCAGGCAGAAATTTGGTCCAAAGAAGGATACGACGTAATTCCCACTTGACGTAACCGATATTCTGCCGCCAGACTACTTTCTTCGGCACAAACCTGCTCGGGGGAAATATTGGCCATCAACCATTTCCGACGAAAATGTGACCGTAATGAGTTGCCCCGGAGTCTATATTGCCTCAAGTCTTTCTTGTTCGAAGTGGGGTCCTCACATAATCCAATGCGCTCAATCAATTCGTTGCATTTCGATACAAGTCGTTTGCGATACCGGAGGGTATAGGGGGACAATACCGTCTCTCGAATGTATTTCATGGTCATGGGCGCGGACGTGGGCGCGGACGTACGAGAAGGGACGGTGGATTCCAACAGACGCGAAATGCCCAAAGCCAAGACCATTTCTTGAGAACGCATCACTCCATTGGTGAATGGAACGGGAACATGAATCGATTGTGGTTCCGTTTGTCCGCACAACAAAATGTCTGGAATGGGCGTCATGGAAAAACCATCAGGATCACGAATCAAGAGAAAATTTGAAAAAGTCGTCAATTTGTGAATGAATACGGGTGCGCGAAACAGTGAGTTGACCATTGCCGCTTGTTGTCCATCTTCTTTCAATTGACCCAAAAACGGTCCCGGTTCATTTGGATACCAATCCGTCTGAATATCCGCCTGAACAACGCCCCCCTGAGCCGATGCAGAAGCCTTGAGAGGAGGAGCGGCAGGAGCCGAGATAGTCTGTTGGTTGTCCCACGAGGCCTCACCGGCGTTTATGGCAAGGTGAACGGGCATTGGAACGGACCCAGGCTCGACATCGGTCCCGGTTGAACTGAATCCAGCAAACACCGTTTCCCCCTCTTGCCCAATGCGGGCCGCCTTCTGCGTCGGCTGCGAGTGACCGCCTCCGTTTTCGATGAATTGATCGAAATCCGTCCCATACCCATCGTCCTCATCATCCCCGTCGTCGTCGTCATATTTCTCTAAATGACGCTTGCGTGTACATTGCATACAGGCCAATATGGATTCCATACCCTCGTGAAGCACCAGAAATGGATTATCTTCAGAGTACTCCACCACCACATACGCTGCCTCCAGATCGACTTCGACTTTCGTAATCGGCAAATTCCTGTCCATCGGAGTCGCGCTCTGAGGTCGATGAAAATTGGCCAGTTGGGCCTCCGTCATGTCCGGCTTATACGATGTCACTTTATGACGGTTGGGAGTCGGGATCAACTTCACACGATGCATCATTTCGATGAGGTGCACAAAGGGGTGCAAATCACGATCCCACGCACAACTATTCTGTCCCCCACAAAATGTGCCTCAGTTTTCCTCTCCCGGCTCTAAAACTCGTTTCGGCGTCAACGATTTCAACGTCGATACACGCTTTGTATCTAGATTTCGCAATGTAAAGTTCTTCTTTTCGGCATTAAACGATAAAGCGGGGATGCTGCAAATTTCACATGTTTCGCGATCGTACACGACTTCTTTGGTTTTCAACAGTTTGTTCTTCTCCAAACAGTCGACGAAAAATGTCTTCAAGTGACGTACCTCCTTGACGGGCAATCCTTCCTCGCGGCCGTACTTTTCCGCAAATCCGTGCAACTTTTGAATTTTGGCAGTCTTGTTCAACTTGTTCCACGTTTCCGCCTTGTTGTTATTCTTTTCCGTTTCCAACAGTTGATCAATGGCATCCAACTCCAGGTGGGGGGATTTGTTCACTTGACTCGTATACATCATGATGGTTGTACGAACAGATGGAACAACATTTAAACCCTTTTGCGAAAGAGTTTTACACCAACGACAGAACCACGCTACGTGTGGTCAATGACCAACCACGATGTGAGGTCTGGTTGCGTTGAACCACGACGTGTCGTGGCAATGACCAACCCAGACCTTGTGTCTGGGTTGCGTTGAACCCACACTTGTGTCTGGGTACACTACTCTTTGCACCACACACGATGGACGATCAAAGCACGCAAGTGTGCGAGGAAGACTTTTATGATGTTCTGTGCGCATCCGAGGACGACGACGATGATTCATCATTTGTCACCGCCGTCGAAGATTTGATCGACTCGGAAGAGGAACGCGAACAGATTGAAAGTGACATTTTGCAGTTCATTGCCGAATACGTCGAGGAAAATATCCTGCGCATGTCTTCCCCTGATTTTGAGAGTGGCATTGTCGAAGCTACCATGGACGCCTTTTATGTGGCCTTTGGCGACGAACATTACGACATTGTCTATGCGTGGTTTGAACGATTGGTCAAGGAGTATTATTCGTGGGGAGTCTTTCCCGCTAGATCGCGTGAAACCGTGCCGCCAGACAACCAAACGAAGAAGGGTCTAAGCAATCTTCTGGAACACATTGATTTTCTGCGCAAGATTCCTCAGCCCGAGCAACGCACGTCTGCATGGTTCCAGTTTCGCCACAATGTCATTACGGCCAGTTCAGTCGGCAAAATTTTTGCATCCGAGGCACAGCGCAACAGTTTGATTTATGAAAAGTGCAAACCTTTGCTCACGTCACCGCAACAACCTTTCGCCGCCGAAACGACGACGAATTTTGACAGTCCTCTTCACTGGGGGCAAAAATACGAACCCTTGTCCGTCTTGATTTATGAACACATGTTTGAAACCAAAGTGGGGGCATTTGGTTGCCTTCCACATCCGACGTGCACCTGTCTTGCGGCTTCGCCCGATGGTATCAACGTTGATCCAACATCCACGAGATTTGGGCGCATGCTGGAAATCAAAAACATTGTGAATCGCGAAATTACGGGAATCCCTTTGGAAGCGTATTGGATTCAGATGCAAATCCAGATGGAAGTGTGCGATTTGGACACGTGCGACTTTTTAGAGACGCGATTTCTAGAATACCCCGATGCCGACGCATTTTGGTATGCCGTCGACGCGGACACCAATCCGGAATATCTGGGGATTATGCTATTATTTTTAGACGCCAAAAAATGCCAACAACATCGGTACGAGATTATGCCCATTGATGTGAGTTTGGAACTTGACACGGTCATGGCTTGGATCGATGGCGTGCAACAACAATTGCGCGGTCAAGGGTGGCGATTGTATGAAACGATTTACTGGTATTTGGAAGAGTATTCGTGCGTATTGGTGGACCGGAACCGTCTTTGGTTTGCCGAGGCCAAACCGAAGATTGAAGCTACGTGGGCAACCATTGTGTGTGAACGGATCCACGGATACGAACATCGTGCTCCTGCCAAACGCGCGTCTTCTTCTGCAGAAGGTGCTGCCGTCGCACGTTCCAAGGCCGCCTTGGCCCAACTCTTTGCCACGGCCGATGAAGATCGCATTGTACAAGCAATTCAATCGGATCTTAGTTTGAACGAGCTGATAGAGGCGTTTGCTTAAGCACAGCGGGATTCTGTCGCGATGAACGTGCGTAAACATGTGTCAAATTCTTGTAAAGAAATGGCCGCCGCCGTATGTAACATCAAATAATCCAGTGGACGGGTATGTCCGACGGTTCTTGTAAATTCTTGAATGGCTTGTGTGTAACGACGTTGTTTGGCAAGATGCATTGCGCGCAAAACAGCTCCATCATTCGTCGTTTGACTTCGTGTTGTCACCATACGACGCGAAGTTACCACGGATGCGCAAAAGCGTAAGCTTTGTTTTTTTCTCGAGTCTCGACGTAGCCTGCCACATCGTCTCCATTTTTCGTCTTAATAGAACGGTCGCCGCGTGTCTTTGGTTGCCGCAGAGGAGCGTACGTATCGAAAGGCGTCGTAGATCTAAAATGGGACGAGATGAAAAGTCACACAACGGAGTGGCCAAGGTTGCAGAGAAAAGGGCAGCGAACAGCAGCAGCAGCAGAAGTGAGCGAAGAATGTATCGTCCAGGAGAAAAAGTGCTACGGGAGATTCGCTTTTACCAGAGAAGCACATTCCTGCTCATTCGACGAGCTCCATTTGCGCGTTTGGTGCGCGAGGTGCAGACGTTATTCTTCCGAAATCCGATTCGCTGGCAGGCAGAGGCCATGCTTGCGCTTCAAGAGGCGGCCGAAAGCCACATTGTCGGACTCTTCGAGGACGCGAATCTCTGCACGATCCACGCCAAGCGCGTTACCATCATGCCCAAGGACATACAATTGGCAAGAAGGATTCGAGGACCCCTTCGCGAATAGGAGGGTTTTCCCATGTTATTGGCCCAGTTGTAATTATTATTGTGAAGCCAAAACAAACGGCAAACGTACTGCACCATGGCCAACACTACCGATGAAATGTACGTTGTCAAACGAAATGGTTCACGCGAAGTCGTGGCCTTTGACAAGATTTTGAATCGCATCAAGAGCACCGGAGCTCAAGCTGGCGTCCAAGTCAATTACACGGCCGTGGCCATGAAAGTCATTGATCAACTTCACGACGGCATTACCACGACCCAAATCGACGAAGTCACGGCCGACCAGTGTGCCTCCATGGCCTCGACGCATCCGGATTACAACACCTTGGCGGGACACATTCTCATCTCCAATCACCAGAAAAATACCCCCGCGACTTTTTGTGAAGCCATGACCTTGTTGTGGGAATTCCGCGATCAAAAGGGCGCCTCGTCCCCCTTGATTTCCCAAAGTCTATGGCGACTCGTGGAGGAACAGGGCCCCGTCTTGAACGCCATGTGCGACTCCAGCCGCGACTTTTTAATCGACTATTTCGGATTCAAAACGTTGGAACGCGCCTACCTCTTCCGGGTGGGCAAGACCATTGTCGAGAGACCGCAGTACATGTGGCTCCGCGTGGCCATTGGCATTCATTGCCACGACGTCGAAAAAGACGTCGAAGACGACGTCGAAAAATACCTCCCGGGGGTGTTGGACCGCATTCGCGACACGTACGACGGCATGTCGCTCAAGTATTTCACCCACGCCACGCCCACGTTGTTCAACGCTGGCACGCCTCACCCACAATTGTCCTCTTGCTTCCTCCAGGCCCTCGAATCGGACAGCATCGACGGCATTTACAAGACGCTCATGGACTGTGCCATGATTAGCAAGTGGGCGGGAGGCATCGGGCTCCACATTCACAATTTGCGTGCACGTGGATCGCACATTCGCGGCACCAATGGCACGTCCAATGGTCTCGTGCCCATGTTGCGCGTCTTCAATGCCACGGCCAAGTATGTCGATCAGGGCGGCGGCAAGCGCAACGGCAGTTTTGCCATTTATTTGGAACCCTGGCATGCCGACGTCGAAGTCTTTTTGCAAATGCGCAAGAACCACGGCGACGAGGAACTCAAGGCGCGCGACTTGTTCTATGCCCTGTGGATCCCCGACTTGTTCATGGAACGCGTCAAGACGGATGCCGACTGGACGCTCATGTGCCCCGACGAGTGCCCCGGCCTCGCCGACGTCTATGGCGAAGCCTTTGTCGCACTCTATACCCAGTACGAGGCCGCGGGCAAAGGTCGATCGACGATCAAGGCCCGTCAGCTGTGGTTCCAGATTCTCGATGCGCAAATGGAGACGGGGACACCGTACTTGTGCTACAAGGACGCAGCCAATGCCAAATCCAACCAGAAGAATGTGGGCACCATCAAGTCGAGCAACTTGTGCAGCGAAATCATGCAGTATTCGGATGCCGAAGAGACGGCCGTGTGCAACTTGGCGAGCATGGCCTTGCCGGCCTTTGTTCTACATGAAACGGTGTGGCGCGCTGGCGAAGCCACGCACGACCGAAAGTTTTACGAACCCGTGCCCATCCCTCGCGTGCGGTTCGACTTTGACATGTTGGAAAAAATGGTGGGGATCGTGGTCGACAATTTGAATCGCGTCATTGACCGCAACTACTATCCCACCCCCAAGACGCGCGTCAGCAACCTGCGGCATCGTCCCGTGGGACTCGGCGTCCAGGGCTTGGCCGACGTCTTTATCCAAATGGGCTACGCCTTTGCCTCGGACGAAGCCCGCGAACTCAATCGCCAGATTTTCGAAACCATGTATTGGGCCGCCTTGAACAAATCGTGCGACTTGGCCGAACGTCACGGTCCCTACGAGACCTTTGCCGGCTCCCCCGCGAGCCAGGGTCTCTTGCAGTTTGATTTGTGGAACGTGACTCCTCCACATTTTTCGCGGTACGATTGGGCTGCGTTGAAGGCCCGCATCCAGCGACATGGTCTGCGCAATTCCTTGTTGATTGCGCCCATGCCCACGGCCTCAACCAGCCAGATTTTGGGGTACAACGAGTGCGTTGAGCCCATTACGAGCAACATTTACAGTCGCCGCACCTTGGCGGGGGAATTTGTCCTGGCCAACAAGTACCTGATGCGCGAATTGATCGACCTCGGGCTGTGGAACGACAAGGTGAAGAATAACATTATTGCCAACCACGGTTCCGTCCAACACATTGAGGTGATACCCCCCGAGGTGCGTGAAAAGTACAAGACGGTGTGGGAAATTCCGATGCGCGCACTCATCGACATGGCCGCCGATCGGGGGGCGTACGTGTGCCAGAGCCAGAGTCTGAATTTGTGGATGGAGGATCCCACGTACGCTTCGCTCACCTCGATGCATTTCTATGCCTGGACCAAGGGACTCAAGACGGGCATTTACTATTTGCGTCGCCGCGGGAGGCATCAGGCGCAGCAATTTACCATTGAACCCGAAGCCGCAGAGTCTCCAGGTGGCTATGTCGACGAAGACGAGATTTGTGAAATGTGTAGCGCTTAACAAAATACACTGTGGGTACACTACCTGTTACACTACCATGTTGTTCATCCGTGTTATTCTTCTGGCAATGATGGCAACAAGTGCTGCGCAGGGCATGACGATTCTCTGTGACGCACCGGCCTTGTTTTCCGAGAGTCGATTCCTGTTCCAGGCGAATGCAACTTCCTTTGACAAGACATTCGCCTTGGCCATTGATACCCACTGCTGGCCCAGCGTTTCCGCGGATGGCACCGAAGTCGCCGTGGTCGATACGTGGGAAACGCGTTTGGATCAACATATGAGCGAGATTCACAATCGTTTGCAGGAAATGAGTCAAATGTTGGAACAATGGAACGTAGACGAATCCGAGCATAAAGAGGACCACGAAGAGGAGGACCAAGAGGAGGACCAAGAAGAGGAGGACCAAGAGGAGGACCACGAAGAGGGGGACCAAGAAGAGGACCAGGACCACCAGGACCTAGAAGAGGACCAAATGGAAGCGGGGAAAATTGTTCCAGAGATTATAGTATAATCTTTGTAAAAATTGTGTCTCTACACGCCCCCAGTCTCTTACTCTTCCGACAATTTGGGGGCCAAGTAAAATACGATTTGTGCGCCCGAATCGTTGCTGCCTACCGAAAAGACCATTTTGATCGGAAAATTGTCCGACATGTGAATCGTAATTTCCGGCGCAATTTTGCTGTATAGACAAATGTTGTGCAAATGCGTCAAACTGTAGGAGAGAGACATGCTTTCCCCCTCGTTGATGGCAAATGACGTCAAATCGTCAATCGGAATGTCCACCTTCATTTTCCCACAATCTTGGCTGTGCGACGTCAATTGAATCGCCGTCTCGGAACACTCGAATTGGATCGTGTCGCCAAAGAGTTTGAGTTGATCCATCAAAACGGCAAATTTGACCGCCGGCACGGAAAACTCGGCCTGCGACTCCGACGACGGAATCATCATCATTTCCGATTCAATATCCATCAGTGGCACCTCGAAACTCTTGTCATACACGCCCGCTTTGTTGACGGTGGCATTCGGGGGACACACAAAATCCACAAACAACTTGTCGTCCCCACCTCCCGGAAAATTCAAGCGCATAATCTGGGCCTTGTCACGTGTGGCCAAGACTTTGCTGAAAATGTTGACATTGATCCCAATGGTAACATCTACCTCGCCAGTCAATTCGTACGTGTCAAACCACGTCGCGGGCAAATAAATTTCGAAAATTGACACGCGCGAACTATCCATGCCCTGGACAAACATCTTGTCGGTTTGAAACAAAATGTTGATATGCTCGGTAAACAATTTAATATGTTGGAACAGACCCGCAAAGGACTCGGCCTTGGCCGGAGTATGCAATTCGACATTCATGGCAAGAAGTGAATCAGAAAGTGTAGTCGATCGATCTGTCACAGTACTCACTGCCCACGGAGTGTCGTGACTCAGAAATTGTCTTTTTGTCATTGCACCCCTTTGTGCACCCCTTTGATATGGATATGGACCTGGTATTTTATACAGGTATTGGCAGTCATCCAAGTGGCCTGCATACCGTGCCCGATTTCCTACGCCGTATTCGACAAGAATTTCATCCCCTTGGCGGACCCTATCGAACCGATCAACTGGACTTTGGAGATTCCGTGTTACCACGCGATTTTGCGACATTTTCGCTGGATCAATGGATGCGATTTTCAGGAGCGTCTTTTCAAGAAAAATCGCAATAATAGGTTGGTTGCTTGCCCAACAAAGTTGCTGAGAGGGTTTGTTGGAATGCATCGTAAGAAAAAAGTATTTATAACAAGCCCTTGAAAAAAGGACTCTGTAGGACATCGTTCCAACAAAGTTGCTGCAATGAGAATCGATCCCAAGAGGGAGTTGTTGGAATGAGACGTTTCAAAAAGTATTTTCAAGGGCTGTTTTCAGAAAACATATTCTTGGTGAGCCCTGGAAAAGAGGACTCTGTAGGACATCGTTCCAACAAAGTTGCTGCAATGAGGATCCAGGGCATCGATCATAAAAAAGTTCTCGCAGAGAGCACGTTGCTTCAAAGAAATTCAGAGCTTTTCTCCGTCACAAATTTGGAGAAAATTGCGCACTTTGCTCGCACTCATCGTCGTAAGATGAACATGTTCTTTAAAATTTTAACAAAAAGATTTCAATATCGTAGGGGGTACCCTTACCCTAAAAAAAC